AAGAAAGCAGGAACTAGCAGAAGTAAAAAGAAATCTACTATAAGTGCTAAAGCTTATAAAGATATGCAGAATAACTGGGGCAAAAAGAAGAAGAAAGCTTAAATGTCAAAAGCTAGTATAGATCAAATAAGAGAAGCAGCAGAAGCTGATCTCTTAACGTTTATTAAGTTAGTAGCTCCTCACTTAATGTTAGGTGCTATTCACGAAGAATTAATACAATGGTGGCAACGTCAAGATGCTAAACAAAACCAATTAGTATTACTTCCTCGAGGACACATGAAGTCTAAGTTGATTGCTTATAGAACTGCATGGTGGATTACAAAGCATCCTGAAACAACTATACTCTATGTTTCTGCTACTGCTGACTTAGCTGAAAAACAACTATATGCAATTAAGCAGATTCTAGATAATCCAATCTACAGACGTTACTGGTCAGACATGATACACCCAGAAGAAGGTAAACGTGAAAAGTGGGCAGTTGCTGAGATTGCTGTAGACCATCCACAAAGAAAACTAGAAGGAATTAGAGATGCTACTTGTAAGGCAGTTGGACTTACTTCAAATACTACTGGCTTCCACGCTGATGTCGTTGTTCTTGATGACATTGTTGTGCCTGGTAACGCTTATACTGAAGATGGAAGAGACAAAGTATCAGCAGCTTATAGTCAACTGGCTTCCATTGAAAATCCTGGTGCTTATGAGTGGGTTGTTGGTACTCGTTATCACCCCAGAGATATTTATGATACTATGATTAACATGAAAGAAACTCTTTATGATGATGAGGGAGAGTTAGTATCAGAAGATCCAGTCTATGAATTATTCCAAAGAGTTGTAGAAACCAATGGTGAGTTTTTATGGGCTAAAAGAACAAGAGAAGATGGTAAAGCTTTTGGATTTGATGCTAAAGAACTAGCACGAATCAAAGCTAAGTATGTAGATAATACTCAGTTCTATGCTCAATATTATAACAATCCAAATAGTAATGAGACAGCTCGTATCAATGCAGATAACTTTCAATATTATGATAGAAATGTTCTACAAAATAAAGAAGGTGATTGGTACATGCGAGATCGTAAACTTAATGTGTATGCAGCAATCGACTTTGCGTTCTCATTAAGGAAGAAAGCTGACTATACAGCGTTAGTTGTTGTAGGAGTAGATCATCAAGGGAACTTCTATGTTTTAGACATAGATCGATTTAAAACAGAACGTATTGTAGATTATTATAATCACATTCTTACAGCATGGCAGAAGTGGGGCTTTAGAAAACTTAGAGCTGAAACCACAGTAGCTCAACAAACGATTGTTAAAGAGCTAAAAGAAAGTTACTTAAAGCCTAATGGTATACCTCTTTCTATTGAAGAGTTTAGACCTACTAGACATTTAGGTGACAAAGAAGAACGTGTAGGTGCAGTGCTTGAACCTAAGTATGACAACTTACAAGTATGGCATTATAAAGGTGGTAATTGTCAATCATTAGAAGAAGAATTAGTCATGACTCATCCACCTCATGACGACATAAAGGATGCTCTATCAAACGCTATAGCTATAGCTGTGATTCCTAAACAGCGAGTAGGAGCTTTTAGTGTAGGTAGAAATATAGTAACACACTCACGCTTCGGTGGTGTATCTTATTAATAAGGAATAACTATGGCAGGTAAAGTAGCAGAAATCAAAAGGTTATTAGAAGGAGATAGTTTAGCTACACAGCTTTCTCATCTTTACAATAACTGGTGGATTCAAAGACAAGACAAAGAAGAAGAGTGGAGAGAGTTAAGAAACTATCTATTTGCAACTGATACAACTAAAACAACTAACTCTAAACTTCCTTGGAAAAACAAAACAACACTTCCTAAACTAACTCAGATTAGAGACAATCTTCATGCTAACTACATGGATGCTTTATTTCCTAATGACAACTGGATGAAGTGGGAAGGTTATAACTTAGAAGATTCTACTAAGAAAAAACGTAGAGCTATTGAGTCTTATCTTAAAACTAAACTAAAAGAATCAGGCTTTAGAGAAACAGTATCACAATTAGTATATGATTACATTGACTATGGTAACTCTTTTGCTGAAGTAACGTATGTAAATGAAGAGCATACTGATCCTACATCAGGTGATGTTATTACTACTTATCGTGGTCCTAGATTACTAAGACTTTCTCCTTTTGATGTTATCTTTAATCCTACGGCTGTTTCTTTTGCAGAGTCTCCTAAGTTTACTCGTTATATAAAAACAGTAGGTGAATTACAGAAAGATCTTAAATATAGACAAGATCTTAACTATGATGAAGATGCTGTTCAAAGAGCTATGGAAATTCGTAAGAGTATTTCTTCATTTAGACAAGAAGATGTTAATAAAGCAGAAGCCTATCACATTGATGGTTTTGGATCTTTACAAGAATATTATCAATCAGGCTTAGTAGAAATACTAGAGTTTGAAGGTGACATTTATGATCAACAAGAAGGTGAACTTTTAGAACGTAAATTAATTACTATTATGGATCGTTCTATAATTATTCGTAATATGGATAATCCTTCTTACTTAGGTAAAGATAATAAACATCATGTAGGTTGGAGAAAACGTCCAGACAACTTATATGCTATGGGTCCTTTAGATAATCTAGTTGGTATGCAGTATCGAGTAGATCATTTAGAGAACTTAAAAGCTGATGCACTAGACTTAACTATACATCCACCGATTGCAATTAAAGGTGATGTAGAACCATTTGAATGGGGTCCTGAAGCTACAATTCATATTCCTGAAGATGGTGATGTAAGTATGATGCCTCCTAACCCTGCTGCTTTTCAAGTTAATAATGAAATAGCTGCTATATTAGCTATTATGGAAGAAATGGCAGGAGCTCCTAAAGAAGCTATGGGCTTTAGAACTCCAGGTGAAAAAACAGCATTTGAAGTACAACAACTACAAAATGCTGCAGGCAGAATATTCCAACATAAAATTAACCAATTCGAGGTTGAGTTCTTAGAACCAATCTTAAATACCATGTTAGAAGTTTCTAAACGTAACATGGACATTGTCGAGGTTTCTCGTGTAATGGATGATGATCTTGGTGTTGCCGACTTCTTATCTATTACTAAAGAGGATATTACAGCTAAAGGTAAGCTCCGTCCTATCGGTGCTCGTCACTATGCTGCAAGAGCTCAACTTGTACAGAATATGATTGGTGTCTTTAATAGTCCTATGGGACAACTTATATCTCCTCATATCTCAGCTAAACGTTTAGCTAATATGATTGAAGAGTATATGGGCTTTGAACAATATGAATTTATTAAAGATAACGCTGCTGTATTTGAACAAGCTGAGACTCAACAATTAGTTAATCAAGTTCAACAAACATTACGAGCTCAACAGGCAGAACCTGGTTTAGAAGAAGCTCAAATGGGAGATCAAGTGGCAGCCCTACAAGAAGGGCAAACCCCACAAGAACCTCAAGTTTAACTTGACTTTTTAAACAATTTATGGTATACTATTATATATGGATCTAAAATCAGATAAAGCTAAGTCGCTTACTAAAGATCAAGTATTTAGAGAGATAAAAGATTATCTAACAGAACAGATTGAGTTGTCAAGACGTAAATCTATAGATGAAGATAATTTCTCTTTACCTTCATGGTCTGAATATCAAGCATTCCAACTTGGCTTTCAAAAAGCTTTTACTAAACTATATAATCTTATTCCTGACCAAGGAGAAAAATAATGGCTGAAGATAATAATAATACACAACAAGTTTCTGAGTCGACTACCCAAGAGGCTCAACAAGCAGATACTTCTACCCCGAAGTTTGAGATTCCGACAGAAGCTCTAGACTTTGTAGGAGAAGGTAAGAAATACAAATCAGCAGAAGATGCGTTAAAGTCAGTTCCTCATGCACAAGAGCATATCAAAACCCTAGAGGATGAGATGGCTCAGTTGAAGGAAGAACTAACAAAACGTAAAACTACTGAAGAGTTATTAGATGAATTAAAGTCTGGCATTCAACCAACAGAGGCTACCCCTCAAGGTGTTGAACTTGATCAAGATAGAATAATGCAGTTAGTTAATCAAACTCTTGAGCAAAAAGAAAAGCAATCTAAAGCTAAGCAAAATGCACAAACAGTAGCTAATAAGTTTACTGAACAGTATGGAGCTCAAGCTGAATCTGCTTATACTCAAATTGCTAAAGATGCAGGACTAACTGTAGAACAACTTAATAACTTAGCTGCAACATCTCCTAATGTTGTTATGAAGCTTGCAGGATTTGAAACTAAATCTACACCAGTAGGTAAACCTTCAAGTTCTATTAATACACAAGCTTTAGGATCAACAAAGCCAACTGAGCTTTCAGCTAGAGTACCTAAAGGTGCTTCTACTAAAGACATGTTAGCTGCTTGGAATAATGCAGGTGAGAAAGTTAAATCTCAATTATAATAAGGAAATATTATGTCACAATTAACTAGCAATACTACAGCTTTTATTGAAGCTCAACAGTATTCACAGTTTATTCTTGAGAACTTACACGACTATCTATTGCCAGAAGGTATGTGGAGAGACGTAACTGACTTCGGTTCAGGTACAACTCTTAACATCAAGACAGTAGGTACTGTAACTCTTCAAGATGCTGCTGAGGATACTCCTCTTAACTTCTCTCCTATTGACACAGGTAACTTAACACTTGCTATTACTGATTATATTGGTGATGCTTGGAAAGTTTCTGATGACCTTCGTGAAGATGGTTCTCAAGTAGATACACTCATGGCGATGCGTGCTATGGAATCTACTCGTGCCTTAGGTGAAAACCATGAAACTAAATTCTTAGCTGCTGCTAACAGTGCTCACACTGCTGCTAACGCTAACTTAGTAAATGGTCGTCCACATCGTTGGGTTGCAGGTGGAGCAGGTGCTTCTACTCGTAACATGACATTAGATGATATCATCGCTATGAAATTAGCATTTGATAAAGCTAATGTTCCATCAGGTGGTCGTCTTGCTATTGTAGACCCAGTTGTTGAAGCTACATTGAACAGCTTACAAAACTTAGTAAACGTATCAAACAACCCAATGTTCGAAGGTATCGTAACAGAAGGTTTTGCTCGTGATCATAAGTTTGTAAGAAACATCTTTGGTTTTGACATCTACACTTCTAACTTCTTACCATCATTAACATCTACAGAAGCTATCGATGGCTCAGGCTATGGCTTAGCTAATGATACAGGTGAAATTGGTGACAAGGCTAACGTATTTATGTGTGTTGCTGATGACTCTTGCAAGCCAATCATGCACGCATGGAGACGTGCTCCTAAAACAGAAGGTTGGAGAGATCAAGAAGAAAGAGCTGACAAGTATCAAGTTACTTCTCGCTTTGGTTTCGGTGCTCAACGTGTAGATACACTTGGTGTTATTTTAACTGACGAAGCTACATACTAATAGGGAGACGAAACAATGAGTTATGAAATTGATGCTAAACGTGGAGTAGCTAACCACTACGGAGCTAGAACAACAGATGGCAGTAAAGGTGCTCAAACAGCATCTACAGGTATTATCAAAAGAGCCCAATGGGATTTCTCTTATGATAATCTTCCTGCTTCTGGAACTAGCAATTTACAATATGTTATTCCTGCAAACGCAACAGTTGTTTCAGCTAAGTTATATGTTGATGTAGCATTTACTTCTACATCTACTACAACAGACTTAGTTGTTGGATTGTATACTTCTGCAGGTTCTGCTATTGATGCTGATGGTTTAGTTTCTGCATCAGAAGCTACACAAACAGCTATTGGCACTGCAGGTAACGTTGTTACTGGTGCAGGTGCTTTAGTAGGTAAAACAATCGGTGCTACTGCAGGAGAAGTTGTAGTTGCTCCTACAGTTGACGATTTACTTACAGGTAAAGCTCGTCTTGTCGTTGAATACGTTTACGACAAAAACTAATTAGGATAGGGGTCTTCGGACCCCTCCTAATCTTTTAGGAATATATATTTATGACAATACAACATAACATTATCACAGATCCAGATATACATGAGCCTAAGGGTGTAGCAGCAGCTACAAGTGGTAAAGTATATATTTCTAATGGATCAGGATCAGGTGCATGGACATATCCTCCAGGTAAAGCTCATGCTGAAATCTATATATCAGGTGGAACAACAACACATACATTAGCAGGTGCTTCTGCTTATTCTTTACTTAATCCAAGTGGAGAGTGGACTGCTTCAGGTAATGAAGACATTCTTACAGTAACTCCAGGTAGTGGTATTATTACTCTTAACCAAGCAGGACATTACTTAATAACCTTTTGGATTAACTTTACAACAACAGCTATTGCTTCAGGATCTGCTTATAACTTTAAGTATGCTCTTGATGGCTCAGTAGGAACTAGATTAAGTTCTGTTGTTAAACCTACTAATGGTGTTGATACACTAATATTATCATCAACAGGTACACTAGCAGCAACAGCAGGTCAAACCCTATCAATATTTGTAAGTGGAGACGGAACTTCTTCAGGACAGAATATTACTCCTACTGAAGCAGGTTTAGTTGCTCTATTCTTAGATTAGGAAATAAATTATGGCTAAAATGACACTACTTGAAATGGTACAAGACATCATGTCAGATATGGATTCTGATGAGATTAATAGTATTAATGATACAGTTGAAGCTCTTCAAGTAGCACAGATTATTAAATCAACATACTATAATATTATAGATGGTAGAGACTTTCCTTTTTTATATGAAACATTTCAATTAGAATCAAGTGGTACAAACACTAGACCTACTCACATGGGTTTACCTGAAACCATTATTGATCTTAAAACAATTAATTATAACTGTAGAAAACTTACAGATACTAAAGACAAATACAAAGAGATTCTTTATAAAACACCTGAAGACTTTCTTTATATCTTAAATCAAAGAAATAGTTCAGAATCTAAAGTTACTACTGTAACTGATACTACAGGTATCTCTCTATTGATTTATAATGATAGAAGTCCTCAATACTTTACTTCATTTGATGATGACAACCTTGTATTTGATTCTTATGATAGTGCTGTTAATACTACTTTAGTAGCAGCTAAAACACAATGTCATGGTAAACGATCAGTAGCCTTTACATTGTTAGATACATTTACACCTGATTTACCAGTGCAAATGTTTACATACTTACTTGCTGAAGCTAAATCAACTGCTTTCTTAACACTTAAACAAATGGCTAATCAAAAAGCAGAACAAGTATCTATATCTCAAAAACGTAGAATGTCTCAAGATGCTTGGAGATTAAAGAATGGAATTACATATCCAAACTATGGTCGAAAAGCAGGAGTGAAAGGAAAGCCTAATTACTAATGACACAATTAACAAGCAACACTCAAGCATTTGTTCATAAAGAACAATATGGTAAATCAACTAAGAAAAGGAAGACTGCTATGAAAACTATGAAAAAACCTATGCCTAAAAAGAAACCAATGAAGAAAATGGGTAAACCTAAAAAACAAGGATACTAAAATGGGACTTTCTAAAAAACAAATGCAAGACATTATAGATAACTTTGGTGAGTATGAAGAAGATGCTCCTGCTCCTTCAAACTTTAAAAGTCCTAAAGAAGCAGCAGAAGACTCTATAGAACGTACTAATCAAGTAAGAAAAGACGAAGAAGAACGTAGAAAGAAAATGAAAGGTAAATAATGGATACATTCACAACTCCGAATGGTAAGGAATTAAAGATAGTTAATGCCCCTGGCACAGGTCATTATAAAATACAATTTACACAAGGTGGAGAACTTCCACAAGAACTAACAGGTTTCTATACCTCTAGTGCTGTAGCACAAGTAGCTGTTCGTAACTATCTTTTAAATAATAAAGATAGGTTTGAAAAGAAAGCAGAAAATAAGAAGTTTGTTAATGAACTAAAACAGTCATTAAAAGAAAAAGAACAACCTACCGAGGAATAATAAGTGGCAGCAAAAACCGAGAAAGTCTTTAGATCCTTTGTTAAAGGTCTAATTACAGAGGCTAGTCCTCTTACATTTCCAGAAAATGCTTCTATTGATGAGCAGAACTTTGTTCTCAATAGGGATGGCTCTCGTTCTCGTAGACTAGGTTTAGACTATGAAGGTACTTACGCTAAGACATCTACAGGTTTAACAGCAGATGATATTAAAGAAGGTAAGCAATCTTTTCATAGATGGGATACACCTAGTGGTACTTCCTCTATAGCTATAGGAGTAGTTCGTGTTAAAAACAAACTATGGTTTGTTGATTTACTTACTTCTGCTCCTAGTGCTAATTTACTTAATAGTGGTAATCCTATTACAATAACAGGATTATCAAATAACAATATAGAAACATCTACACTTAATAATCAATTAATTATTGTAGGTAAAGATCTAGATAAACCTGTTGTTTTATCTTATGATTATACAACAGATACAGTATCTCAAAGAACTGTAGATATTAAAGTTCGTGATATATGGGGTCTTGATGATAGTTTAGAAGATGATGAAAGACCTGCTACTTTATCAGATGAACATAAATATAATCTTCGTAATCAAGGTTGGAATGAAAACATTGTTACTAAGGGTGGAGGAGATGCTCTTGATGAAACCTTTACAGCATTAAGTGCATATCCAAGTAACTCAGATCAATGGACTCTTGGTAAGATCAGTAATTCTTCTGATGCTGATTATGAAAAGTTTGATCCTGAAGTATTAGAAAAGAACTCTCAATCTAGATATTCTGTATCAAGAGGTTCTATTGTTATAGATGCTTTTGATAGAGGCTCTTCTAGAGAAGCAGGAACAGATGTTACAGGTTTAAATTCTGATACAGAAACAGGTAATATATCTACTGTAGCTTCTTATGCTCAACGTATTTTCTATTCAGGTATAGATTCAACTGTTACAGATGGTGATGCTAAGTCTCCTAATTATTCAGGTTATATTTTCTTTACTAAAGTTGTAACTTCAGATAGTGACTTTGGTAAATGTTATCAAGAAGCAGATCCTACAGATCCTGGTATTAATGACATTATTGATTCAGATGGTGGTACTATTCAGATACCAGAAGCTACTCGTATTGTTAAAATAGCTTCCTCACAGTCTTCTTTACTTGTGTTTGCAGAAAATGGTATATGGGAAATCTATGGAGACACGGGAGGCTTTATTGCTTCTTCTTTCCAAGCTAATAAGATTTCTACTAATGGTATCTTTAATGCTAACTCTGTTGTTAATATCAATGGTAACTTTATGTATTGGTCTAAAGCAGGTATCTACACTTTAGTAACAGATGCTGCTTCTGGTCGATTTAGAGCTGAGACTATATCTCTAACAACAATACAAACTTTGTTTTTACAAATACCTGATATAGGTAAAAATAACTGTAAAGGATTCTATGATGAAAAAGAAAATAGAGTACGTTGGTTATATAATGATGCAGATGACATTACTTATACGAACAATAATTATATAAATAGATATACTAAGGAACTTGTATTTGATTTAACACTCCAAGCTTTTTATACTAATGTATTTAGTCAGTTAGCTACAAGTTCTCCTTATGTTGCTGATTATATTGAAGTACCTGGCTATGCTATATCCAGTTTTGATGAAGCTGTTTTAGTAACAAATGGTAATACTGTTATTGATAGTAATAGTGACACAGTAGTTACAACAGAAGATCTTTTACTTAATAGAAGTTCTCAGTTTAGTTATCTAACGATTGCAGGTACAAACTTTACTATATCTAAATTTAATAACTTAACATTTAAAGACTGGGTAACAGAAGATGGTACTGGTGCTAATTATAGCAGTTATCTTGTAACAGGTTATGAATTATTTAATGATGTAATGAGAGATAAACAAACTCCTTATATATTCTTTTATTTTAATCGTACTGAAGATGGGTATACAGCAGACGGAGCTAATTTAATATTAAATAACCAATCCTCTTGTAAAGTACAAGCACAATGGAACTGGGCTAATAGTGCTAATAGTGGTAAATGGGGTAACGAGTTTCAAGCTTATAGACTATTAAGAAACTATATACCTAGTGGATCAGGTGATCCCTTTGACTATGGTGATGGAGTTATTGTAACTAAAAGTAAACTTAGAGGTTCAGGTAAAACATTAAGTATTAAGATAAGTTCAGAAGAAGGAAAAGATATGAAATTATTAGGGTGGGCAGTTCCTGCTACAACAACTTCAGTAGTTTAATGAGAGTATTATACGAAGAAAAAGATAATGGTTTTATAGGATTAAGTTGGGAACCTACCCTAAAAGTATGGATTCTTCATATAGATTGTAAAGAGTGGAGTAAAGAAACTTATAAAAGATATAAAGAAATAGGTCAAATGATTCGAGAAGAATTAAAGAAAAAAGGTATTACAGAAGTTTATGGACTATCTGAAACACCTAAAGAAGTTAAGTTTAACAGAATGTTTGGGGGTGAGGTTCTTCCTTATATTGTATATGATTCAGAAGGAAAACCTAATTATTTAGTTAAAGGAGTATTATAAGTGGGTAAGGCAGTCAAAACAGTAGCAACAGTAGCAGCCATTGGTTTTGGTGGATATGCTGCTTTTGGTCTATCAGGACCAGGTTTTGGTTACATGGGATCAGGTCTAGGAAGCTTTGGTAAATTAGGATTAGCTGCTAAAACTTTAACAGCTTCTAAAGCTCTTTCAATAGCAGGTCTGGGTTTACAAGTTGCTTCTGCTGTCCAACAAAGAAAATATGCAGGAAAAGCAGCTAAATTTGAAAGCCAAAGAGCAGATGCAGCTAGACGATTAGAAGAATCAAGACGAAGACAAAGTGATGTAGCTGCTCGACAACAAAGATTAGCTGCTATTAGAGAACAACGTATTCGAACAGGTCAAATTACAGCAGCAACTGGAGGAGCACAATTAGGCTTAGCAGGTACCTCTGGATTTACTGGAGCAGTAGGAAGTTTATCTACTCAAGCTGCCGCTAACATAGGACAAATAAATGTTGCTCAAGGTTTTGCTAGAGAGCAAAGTGGATATAGCCAACAAGCTGCCTCTGCTGCCTCTCAAGGAGCTTTAGCAGGAGCACAAGCTCAGGGATGGAGTCAGATGTTCTCATTAGCTACAAATATGGGTGGAGCAAGTAAAAACTTATTTAACGCATTTGATTTAAAAGCAAAGGTATAGTGAATGGATTATAGTAATAGCTTTAGAATACCTAAAGAGGCAGGAAAACCTCAACTTTCAGAAGATCAAGCCTCTGATACAGCCTTATATACTGCAGGTTCTTATCCACAAACTAATGATCTTTATCAAGATTATGAAAGAATTTACAATGAATTATTAGATAAAGGGTATTCAGAGTCTGTAGATTTAGCTAATCAAGCTTATAGAGATGAACAAGAAAGAAATAGTAAAGGTATTGTAGCTACTATTATTGAAGACCCAGAGATGCCTGTTGAACAGAAAAAAGCTATTGTTGAGATGTATAAAGACAAAGGTTTTATATCTGATAATATTAAGAATAAGTTTATGGAAAACCTAGGTATTTTAGATCTAGGTGATTCTGAAACAGACACAGAAGCTCAAACAGAATTATCAAAAAGCATTAAAACTAAATCAATTCAAGAAGACTATAATAAGTTTGAGTTTTCAATGCAAGATGGTTATGATAAATCTATTGCAGCTTTAGCTTCAGGTAAGAAACCAGAACCTTCTGCTGATCAAGACAAGTTTTCTTTAAGTGAAATGAATGATCGCTTTAAGAAGTACATGGCAGAAGCAGGTAAAAACTATGAAGAAGGTATTGTAAACTTCTCTAAACAACTCTTTGCTGAAGGTTTAAGTGTAGCTAATTTTATCTCTGCTCTTCCTTACTTTGCATCTGACATTTATGAAACTATATATGAAGCAGAGTCTTCAGGTAAAGAATATGAAAACTATAGACAGGCAAGAGATGCTGCTCATAAAAAACTAGATAAAACTGTAGTAGCTGACATAATGCTAGGACAATATGCAGAGTCTTTAGGGGTGGCAGAACAGTATGAAAACTCTTTAATTAATAAAGGGCTTACTAAACTTGATGAAAAGATAACAGAACTTACAATTACTATAGCTGACTTTAATAAAGAAACAAATAAACTTTATGCTGATAAAGGTATTACAGCTATACAATATTCAGAAGATCCTGAACAGATTAGAGTAGGGATAGACTTAGCTTTATTAATTGCTCCTTTTAAATATAAACCTGAAGTCTTTAAAGTAGAAACTCCTAAACAAATAAAGAATACAGTAATTGATACTGGTCGTCCTGATAGTCCTATTAACAATATGATGATTAGTAATCCTAAGATAGGTGCAGAGTTTGTAGCAGAAGCTATTATGGATTCAACAGGTCGAAATGCTAAGATACTAGGTACAACACCTGAGGGTGCTCTTGCTAAGTATGTATTTCCTAAGTATGGTGATCTTAATCAGTTTACTTTTATACCTGATGTTAGACGTAATTTACCTAAAGACTTAGTTAATCAAAAGAACTATCCATTAACACCTGGTCAAGAGAAAGCATTACAGTATGCTTTACATGATAATGTTATTACAGATCCAGTACAAAGACTCAATGATAAAGTAATTAGAGAGTCAGTACACGAGTATAGTAATAACCTTTACTATAATCAACCTTCTTCTGTAATCTTAATGGACTCATTTAAGTATACAGAAAAGCAAGTATATAGCCCTAGTCCTTACTACCCATATACTGCTATTGATCAGCTTAAGTTTGCTTATGATAGATTAAATCAACGTATCTTAAACAATCTTCCTATTGAAGAAAGAGGTCGTGTTCAGATAGCTGACTTAACAGAAAACAAAAGATATACGACTCCTGATGAAGTACTAAATGCTTATAGAAATAAACCTTCTGGTACTCCTAAAGAGTTTATATTAGAATGGACAACAGAGAAACCTTATGATCCTACTTTAAATCTAGGAGACAAACTATCATCTAAAAGAAAAGAAATAAGTTTACTTCCTGGTTTTCTTCCTGATTTTGATATAACTGGTATTGGTAGGTCAGTGATAGGAGAGGCTATATCAGGTTCTCCTGCTCTTGCAGATTACTTCCAAGCAGGTATGGCAGGTGGAGAGCTTAGAGCTCGTATGTTAAGCCGTGAAGGTTTACGTCCTATTAAACAACTTATACTAAATAAAGAAGCTAAGAAACTTTACCCTGAGTTTAAACAGTTATTAAAAGATAGAGAAGCTAACTATAAAGAAGAGTACTCTATTGATGAGATTCAAACTGAATATGCAGTATCTCGAAAAGAAGCAGCTAAACTAAATGAGATGCAAGATGCTTGGATTAGAGTTAATAACTTTGTTTATTTAATGGATAACTTGACTCATCGTTCTTCTTTACAAGAAAGAGGTTTTAACAAAGGTTTATTTAGTAGTGATGGTTCAGTGTATCTTCAAGCTGTAAGACTGACCTTTGAGATTCCTGCTCCTGTTGAGGGACAACCTTTTAAAGCTTATGACTTTGATACTAAAACAGGTATAGAAGTACAAACTCTTGAAGAGAGAAGTAATGGTATCTTTGAAGTAGAAACAGGTAAACAACTTGTGTTACTAGAAAAAGCACAGCAACCTATGTGGAATGAAAGAAATACTTATGGTCTTGTAGGTAAAGACTTTAAACTAGATGTTCTTCCTGAAGAAGTTATACCTAAAGTACCAGGTCACTCAAGACGTATACAAAAGGGTCACTTTATTGTTAGACAAGTGCCTAAAGAGTTATTTATTGATGGTATTAAAGTTACTAATGAAATTAGACTTAAGAATGAGCATTCAACAGCAGTAGGTATAGCTCGTTATAAGAAGGATGCAGATGCTCTAGTAGCTAGATTTGAAGACAAAGACAACTATTATACATTTAGAGAAGAAGCTAGAGAAAGTAATCTTAGAGATGTAATTACTGAGTATGAGTTTCATCATGAAAGAGTAGAAACTGCTAAAGAAAGAGGAGAAGCTCTTGAGTCTATTGATGGAGAAACTACACTAGCAGATGGTTTACAAACAATGATGAGAGAGGTACAAAGATCCTCTAATCAGTTTGCGTTTAAACAGTATTATCCTGCTATGGTTAAACAGATTGAAAGAGAGTTTAGAAAGTATCTACCAGATGGTAAGTATCCTAAACGAGTTGAAGACATTCAAGATTATAAGAAAACTAATAATAAAGAAATGCTTCAAGCAGCTAAACATGCTTATCGTAAGTTAGAGTTTTATAGACACAATGCTTTCTATAATGCTGATAAATACTATCAAAACACTTTTCATTGGATAGCAGATAAACTAGAAGACTCAGGGTTATCAAAAGAACTTGCAGCATTATCTAGAGATCTAGGTAATCAAGGTACAACTCTTCCTTTAGGAATAGCAAGAAAGATAACTTCTATTATGTTTATTTTAGCTCAGACTCCTTGGAGACACTGGGTAATTCAGCCTTCTCAATATGCTGAGATTAGTTCTATTAGTCCTACATCGGCTGCTAAATCATTACGATTAATGCCTGCTGTACTAATGAACTTAATGGCAGAACATCCTACTTTAAGTGCTGCTAAACCTATTCTTAATAAGATGTTTACTAAGAAAATGACTGGAATAGATCCTAAAGATTTATCAAGAATAGTAGAGATTCTTAGAATGGATGGTGTTATTGATGCTGTTCAAGCTAACCCTATTACTGGTGACTTCTTTAGAAGTTCTACAACTAAGTTTCAAGAAGCTTGGTTTGAATCTGTAGCTAATAAAACAATAGCTCCAATTAAAGGAGCTTTAGATGTATTAGGTTCAAGTGGCTATGTAATTGGTGAATTGATTAACAGAATTGGCTTTTGGTTACAACTAAGAGAGAAATGGTTACAGGATAATCCAGGTAAAAACTGGGATACTCCTAAAGTTAGATCATATCTAAACTTTGAATCATTTAGAAGATCAGGTGCTATGCAAAAAGCAGGAGGTACATCTCTTGATATATTCCCTGTTGCTAACTTAATATTCCAATTCCAACCTGCTCAACGTAACATCTTTAACAATTACTTTGAAAAAGGTGCTACTAGCATGAATCAGGCTGATAGACGTAAATGGACTATCATGAGTGCTCTTTGGAGTGGTGTTGCAGGTATACCTTTTGGCTTAGCAATCTTAGATTGGATGCTAGAAAATACAGATGTCGATGAAGAAACTTTTAATATGATGACTCATGGTCTATGGGATTTAACAGGCTCTGATACAATTAAAGAATCTACTAATAAATTAGGTAATCAATCTGGTTTCTGGATTACTGATATGATTAAACAATCATTAGTATTCTTTGGTATGGCTGATAACCCATACAATAGTAGATTCCCAGGTGAAGCTGCTTTTGGAAGAATAAATAGAACACTTAGTAATGTTACGACATTCTTAAAAACTAAACCTATTACTGAGTTTACAGCAGAAGACTATAAAACTTTAGGTTGGATGATGACACAGCCTATAGCTATTGGTAAGAACATGCTTGATGCTAAAATTCTTTACGAAAGAAAAGAAATTGTATTAGGTAATGGTAAAGTAATACCAGTAGAAGATAGAGACTTAATAGATGTATTTTGGATGGCAGCAGGCTTCCCTCCTAAAGATAAACATACAATCTATGCTCTTGAAAGAACTGTAAAAGAACATCAAGATAATAAGAAAAACTTTGTTAATAAAATTAATAACTTAATAGCACAGTCTATAAAAATACATGGTAATAATCCTGAAGAACTAGACAAGATGCTTGCAGCTACTAGCTTACTATGGTCCATAGCTGAAGAATCTGAACTATTTAGTACACAAGATGTTTATGATATGCAAACTTCTGTAATTAACTTTGTAGATCAAACACAAGAGCCTGCTCTTTCGAACATAGTAGATTACTACTGGAACAAAGAGTATGGCGAGTCTAAAGGTAAAATGTTAGAACTTAGAAATCGTCTTAAAACAATGGGACGACAAGACATGTTAGAAATTGTAGACACTTTGGATGGAATAAATCCACCTAATAAATTAAAAGGTAAACCAATAACTGTAACAGCACCGAAAAAGGAAAATAAATAATGGCAAAAGCACCTGATTTTTCACAACAAATGGCAACCTCAAACTTTCAAGGTTATGTAGAGCAAGGCATTGTAGACAAGTCTGAAGCAATTAAAACAGCAGCAGACTTTAGTGCACTCTCTCAAGGTATAGGTTTAGCTTATGATACTTACACTGCCTATGATAAATCTAAGGTACTTGGAGGTATTTCTGAGCAAATAGATGCTTTAGCTAGAGAACAACAAGGACGTAGTTTAGTAGGTATGGAAACACAAAAGAAAGAAATCCTACAACAAAGAGACGAATTTAATAGAACATTAGATGAATCTGATTATGATGGTTCTTATCCTTTAAATCTTAATACTTCTTTAAACAAACAAGTAGTAGAGCTCAGAGACTCTTTAATGGAGAAAACTGATCGTTTTATTAAAGCTAAAGAACAAGGTGCTATGACTGACATGGAATTATCAGAACGTCTGTCTGCTCTATATAGAGAAGAAACAACACGAAATCCTGCTTACCAACAAGAAATTAAGTCTCATATTAGTATTTTAGAAGATCAGTATAATCTTAAAAAACGAGTTGCTTATGATAAAGCCATAGTAGATGGTCAAGCTGACTCTACTAAAAAACTTCATACTTACATTATTGATCAAGTTAAAGACTATCCTTCTTTAAGACTAAGTGACTATCTTGACCCTGATACTCTTCAGTTTACTCAAGAGGGTATGCAGCGAGCTATACAAGACATTGAAAAGAAAGCAGCAGGAAAGGCTTTATATGAACAAGTAGAGCGTGATGTAAAGATGTCTAATCTATCTGATGAACAAGCACAGAAATACATTCTTAATAATAATATGATTCCTGCTTATGCTAATGGTTCTTTTGCTGTAGCTGAAATGAACCTTAATGACATATTTAGAGATGTAGATCCTGAAAATGCTAGTGCTGTAGCCGAAGCTACTAATAAAGCTAATTCTTTTATGTTACAACATATTAGAAAGTTCAAAGATACTTATTCTGCTGCTCGAGGAAATGCAACAATTAATCTCTTACTTAATGAACATGAGACTGATTTAAAAGCTTTACAAGCAAACATTAAATCTTTTGCAGATGGTACTTATAAATCTGAAAGCTTAGCAAGAGTTCTTAAGATACAAGAAGACTATGGTAAGACAGAGTTTTATAAAAAGATGGGTCCTGAAAAGATTGTCTTTATTGACTATGCTACTAAGATCTTTGGTAAAGAAGGTTTTGAATTAAATAGAATGACTATGAGAGGTAAGGAAAAAGTAGTCAATAGTATTTATGATATGCTTAAACCTGCAGGACAACAACTATTATTAGGCTTAGGTATTAATCCTGATGATCCTACATCAACAGGTGAAACTGATAAAACTAAAAATGATCGTAAAGTTATGTCACAAGTAGGTTATAACGCAAATGATCTTCTTGCTAAAGATGAAAAAGGAGTTCCTATATTAGATACTATTTTAAATAATACTGCTAATATTGCTAAAGAGAATCCTGACAATGCTAAGCTTTGTACAACATTTGAATGTCAAATTGACTTATCATTATCTACAATTAAAGATACAACACTTAATGAAAATGATAGATTTAAATTCCATGAACAGTTAATTAATAGAACTTCATCGGATGATTTAAACATTGTCTTTTCTAAGATAGAATCAGGAACAAGAGCAGGTGTTAAAGAGGCTGTAGATGGTTACAATAGAGTTCTTGTACAAGATATGCAAAAAGATCAGCTTGATAATCCAGATCGAAGCTATAAGTTTAGTATCGATGGCTTTGGTTATATTATGCCTGAGTCTTCTTTAAATAGAGTCTATGCTAATAAAATGAATAAAGCTTTAGGTTCTTATGCTAACGCTATGGGTAAGACTAGAAAAGAAGCTGCTGAAGAGTTTATGCAAACATACTTTCCAAGTCAAATCTCAGGTGTAGAAGCTACTCCTGATTCAGCAGTAGATGTTCAAGGTGAGCCTACAGGTGATCCTATTGAAAAAGTTGTAGATCAAATTGCTATTCAAGAATCTAGCAATAAACACATGGATGAACAAGGTAATCTAATTGTAAATCCAAAGTCAGGAGCTGTTGGTAAATACCAGATTATGCCTGATACAGCTAGAGACCCAGGCTATGGTGTAGCTCCTTTAACAGATGATACAGAGCAAGAACATCGTAGATTTGCTACTGAATACTACAATGCTATGTTAAAAGAGTTTGATGGTGATCCAGAAAAAGCATTAGCAGCATACAATGCAGGTCCTGGTGTTATTAAGAAAGCGATACAACAAGAACCTGATGATTGGCTATCTCTATTATCTAAAGAAACTAGAGACTATGTAGCTGACATTCTTAAAGGTCTTTCTCAAAAGAAGTAATGAGCCTGTAGCCCAAGAGGAGTCTGCAGGCAGTGACATAGTAAGAACTAAACTTTATCCAGGAGAGGATAAATACTTTAAAGAAAATCCTAATGTTGGTGGTATGATGACAGAGGATAATAAAGTTATTATTAATCCATATTCTAAATTGTCAGATAAAGAAAAACAAAAAGTCATTGAAAATGAAACTATTAGATTAGGTTTTAAAACTAATAATATAGTTCCTAATATAGAAGTTACTAAGGAACAAAGAGAGTTCTTTAAAGGAACTCCTTATGAGTCAAATGAAGATGCTATGAAACAAACTATTGTAGCTCGTATTATGACAGGAGATCCTAGTGTTAATGCTACTGAAGATCAAATGGCTGAAGCAAGTATGTATAGAAGAGATGGTTCTAAGAAGTCAGCTCAAGGTTTTTTAGGTCCTATTCTAGATAATCAAGGTAGGACAATGTCTGAATTTTCTATAGGTCTTCCTATTAAACAACCTGATGGTACTGAAAAAGAAATGGAAGTACCTAGTTTAGTTCCTGGTTTAACAGAAGAAGAAATAAATATTCTTAGGACTGATCCTAAAAATATACCTGTATCTATAAGAATAAAAGCAGCTCGACATGCAGAGCAAAGATTAAGAGAAGGAAAAAGCGTTTTTTATGTTGATGGAGAATAACTATGATTAGTTGGAAGTCGTTTAAACTACCTCCAATTAATCTTTGGAACATTCCTTACCAGGATAAAAGGGATGGAAGTTGGCAGGTAGGTTTATATAATCTTGATAAAGACAAGCAGTCCTAAAGTCTCTAGGCTCTACTGTTTTAATTAAACATTTATTAACGTAGTCTGTAGCATGGGCACACGATTCAAAGTTGCCCTCGTACATAGGTGTGTTGTTGATATATACAACTAAAACATATTCAAACATATATGTCTCCTGTAAAAGTATAGGTAGTAGAGGAGAGGCGAACCCCTACTACCATACACGTCTCCCTAGTCAGGGACTTTAACTACCATCACTGGTAGATTTCTTTTCTGGGCATACTTAATACCATACTCTGTACCTTTACTACGAGTATCCCAGATGGCTAGAACTTTATCTGCGTTATCTATCATCTGTTTAGTTCTAACAAAGAAATACTTACTATCAAATTCTGCTGTAGGATCTATTAGATGGTAGGGTATAAACTCTACAACATCTATTCCTCGAGCCTCAGCATACTTCTTTGATAATGGGTCGACACCCTTGGCACTCCCTAGGAGGAAGGTGAGAGTGCCCGTGCCGTGCTCTTTGATAAAGCGATCTATGATAGGAAAGACCTTTTCTGCTTTATCGATAGAGCGAGAACCAATTATACATACTTTCATTATCTATACCACGCTAATTGAATTCTGATTATTAATAAATCAATTAGACAATATCCTACTTCAACACCATTTACCTCTGCTTCAGTAAATTCAATGCCTAATTGAACCCCACATATAGGTTGTATAGTGGCAATCATTATATCTCACAGCTTCCTGCTGTACAAGCTAATGTTTGCTGACCTATTGTATTATCTTCCATCTCTACAAACTCTGTCCAATCAATCGTCTTAGGAGTCTTAGCTAGAAGTTCTTCATACTGTTCTTTACTACAGTCTTCGTAAGGAGCCTGTTGATAAGTATGATCACTGTGTGGTAGGAAAGATACACCTGAGATTTCATCAAAGTGTTTCCAAACCCAAGCACCAACCTCAACCCACTCATCATCTTTAACAGAGATAGTGACTGAAGGTTTATGCTCACACCAATGTCTTTGATAGATAATCCAATTCTCTAACTGCTCAAGAGCTGTCATACCATCTCTAAGAATAGCACCTTTAGGAGCTTTCATAGGGAATGTAAACACTGCTGTATTGTCAGGTCTAAATGCTTCATCCTCTACAGCTACTCCTTTGTCTTTGAGGAATCCATAGATGGGGTCTTTTTTGTCCATTCTGATTCGTCTATAGTAATAGTCATTGTGCCGTGTATGTATACCGCTAGCAGAGTCAACCAACTGAGAAACAGTACCGCTAGGCTTAACACAAGTAATTGATGCAGAAACTGGAATATCCAATCGCTTAGCGTACTTTTCGTTTGTTTTTCTTGCTTCATCTCTTAGCCTTTCTAGCATTTCAGGGTTAGGATTAGAAGTAATCTCAGCATCCATGATGCCTGTCATTGATACTCCTAGTAATCTTTCTTCTTCTGTATTCTGTTTCCACTCAGCAGATAAGAATTTAAAGTCTGTTAGAGTCGATTGGATAGTACCAAGAATAGTGGCAAGTCGAACTTTTCTAGCAAGGGATTCTTCTGTATCATTTGCTCGTACGACCACTTCCGTAAGGTTACAGAATTGCTTATCACGGAGTATAATCTCTGAACAAGGATTGGTTCCGTAACTAAAATCTGGACTTCTACGTCCCCACTTATTTGCTTGATCCTGTGCAGCGATTCTATTAAAGATACCTCGTTCACCTGATTTTGACTTAACCAATGATACCCATTCTTCCATGAAAGTTTCACTGTCAGGTTTCTCTGTATAGGCAACTGAGTTGTTGGCAAGACCTCGATGTGGGTGATCATTATACCAGGCTCCCATTTTAGCTTCACGCATTCTGCGATCAGTCAAGTTAGATAAAGAGATAAGAGCAGAACGTCTTACACCTCCAACAACAACGATCTCTCCAATCATACACATAATATCATGTACTTCGATAGAGTTTAGCTTACGTCCTTTAGCATGTTTAAACGTCTCCGTTACGAATTCAAATAACCTTTTCAATGGATCAGGACCACTGGCTCTACCACCAAATGTTTTTAGTCTAGCTCCTGCAGGTCGTACTCGAGAGAAATCAAACTTAGGAATATCACCTTCATAGAGTGATGACAGGAGTTTCTTGAAAGCCTTTGCCCAACCTAATTTACTGTCTTCGACAACGATTAAGTCATCACAGATCTTCAGGTCGAGGGGTATGGCAGGAAGCTTATCAATCTCCTGTCGCTCACAACTAAAACCTACACCAGTCCCATTCATTAGGATGTATAGAGCTTCACTAAATGCTCGTTTATTATTTACTGCTAAGTAAGAACAGTTGTAAGCAGAGATGTTATCTCTTTCACAAGCTTCTCCTGCAGTCATTAATAATCTCATAGAAGGCATAACTTCAAGATTAAGAACGGCTTCTTTAATCTCTTTGATTTCCTTCTTTAAATCAGGTGTCTTTGTTTCTAGGTAGGTAACTAAACGATCAACTGTTTCTGACCATGTTTCTCTTCTGTTTTTCTCAGGTATGAATCTAGCATATCGAGACATCGCAATTACATCTTGATATACTGTAGGTAAATTACTCATCTAAATCTATCTCCTCTTTTAAATTATCAACTTCTTCTATCAACTTATCAAAGTTATCTTCTATCTTATCTTGAAACTTTTCTACGATTTCTTCTGATTCAATATCGAGTAACTCTAATAGTTCTGTTTCTTCCATCTTACAGAGTTCTTCTTTAAGTTCTTGGAAGGTTAGGTTATTTGCCATCTTTTTTATCGGTTTCTTTCTTATCTTTCTTACCAAAGATACGATCAAAGTTAGCATCAAACTTATCTTTATCTCTTAGTTTAGATATTATACGCTCTCCAGTATGTGGATTAGTGTCTACCATCATCGATCCTTTCTTCATATAATAATGCCATAGCTAAATAGTTAATAGCTCCTAGCATTTCTCGTTTATACCATAAATAGTTTGTAGCTTCTTTATTCTTTACTGCTTCCATGATCTTCTTCTGAGCCTGTCCTGTAAGGAAACCTGTACCATGTGTATCTGCTAAGCTAACCCAAGGTTGGGTCATAAAACACTTACCATTACCATGTCGTTCTTCACCTTTACCATCTGAGGCTTGTTCTACTGCTTCTTCAAAGATCTTTTCTAATGGGTGTATCATAATATTATACCTCGTTTAAACGCTTTTGTCAAGCTTTTTACCATACTTTTGTTTAAGATAATTAATACTTACTGCCATCTCATCAAAAGAACCATCATTAACTTCATGGAGCATATAGAATCCTCTCCAGTGTTGATTAGTCTGAGAACTTAAATAATCCTCATCGTGTTCGTAGCATGATCCTGCAATAATAGCTGTAATGTCTCTTCCGTCTGCTCGACTGGAGTAAGCAATTTGTCTTCCTTGTTGATGTCCTGCGAAACATGACATGTGCTTACGAGTAAGTAGCGTTCTAGCCGATGTAATCGGTCTTCCCATGACACCACTTGCGAAATAGTGACTATAAGCAATACCATCAACAACGACCACATCAAGAAAAGGATACACAGTCCAACCATATTCTTCATATTTAAGATCTCCTATGCTAATTAAATCTTCTAACTTACGATCATTATTGATAGCTCGATCAATACGATCCTCATGATTACCTAAAGTTAATATCATCTCAGGTTTATAAAGTTTACGTTTGTCTTTACGCTGTCTGTTTTGTAATCGAACTAGAGGAGCTGTAAGGGCATCCATAGCTTTATGAACTGCTTTAATATCTGCCTTATAAGTTCTGCCTTCAAAGGCTTTCTTACCTGTATCATACGAAGAAAGACTAGGCATATCTGCAAAGTCTCCTATACATACAATAACATCAGGTTGTTTATCTACGATGTATTGACCTAACCATCTTAAATACTGTACCGAGTGTCCTGGTTTAACCTGACAATCAGGTATCACTAAGTGCTTTCTCATGAAAGTTTACCTCCAGAATTTATAAAATAATCTATCTCTGCCTCAATGTCTCCTTGATCTTCTACTCTAATGACTCCCATATTAATTAATTGCATAACAGCAAATTCAATAAGAGCTTGAGCTTCTTGATCATCTACTTCACATTTAAAAGAACAACTACCATCTTCATTTCTTAAGAAGTTTTTTATAATCACTTATCCAATCCTTTCTAGCATCAAGCCATTCGAATCCATTATCTTCAGCCCACATCCAATAGGATGTTTTACTTCCTTTACGAATCTTAACATCAGGATTCATAAATAAGAATATAATACGAGTCTTTGGATTGCACTGTTTAAACCACACCATTTTCTTTCTAGTCTCTAAATCTAGTTTACCTTTAGCCTCGATGTAGATCTCAGCAGTTCCAGGTTTAAAGTCAGGAATATAGGTGCGTTCTATTGCAGGTTGGATATAGGAATATTTGTTGGGTTCATACTTACAAGCTGTAAATACTTTCTTAAGTTTATCCCAAACTGTCTTTTCAAACTTACTTCTGAATGAGGGCATCAAATCTATCCTTATAATAAGAGTTTTCTTCTCGTAGAATCCATAAGCATCCTGCGTTCATAAGAAACTCGTTATCGTTACCATAAAGGTTTCTGACAACACTAAGCATATCAAGTTCGTTTAAACAAGATGCTAACAAAGTTTTAGCTTTCTTATCACCAATCTTCTCAATACCTTTAATATTGTCAGAGGTATCACCCTTAAGACATTGTTCATAAAATAGACGAAGACCCTCTAGTTCTGTCTGATCAACAAAAGTATCAGGTCTTGTCCATCCTTTGCCACTGATTTCCCAGGAGAAATGCTTCCCTGGTATCTGGAGTAAATCTTTATCAAGGGAACATATTATCGTATTATCTGTTTGATTTATTCCCAAAGCATCATCTGCTTCTAACCCATCAGGGGCAAGTTCTGCATTTAAAGATTGCATCGCATAATCACGACACGCATCTAAATGCACAGGTTTAGGTGCTCGTCTATGAGCTTTGTATTCAGGATAAATAGTTTTCCTGAAATTACGAGAGCCTGTAAGAAATGCTTGATATTCACTAGATCCTGTCTTCTCAAGTATTTGATCAAACAGTTCGTTTAAACGATATATAGCAATACCTACATCATCTTTCTCAGCACTCGCTGCACATCGAAAGCACACTAAATCCATGTCGACTAAAGCTTTCATTATAATGGAATATCGTCTTCCATATCTGCAACTGAATTAGCAGAATTGTTATCCATTACAAAGTTCTCAAACTCTTTAGCCATACCTAGAATGTCTGCTACTGATGGTCTTTTACCTTCAGCAGTTAGAGCAGTAATAGCAGAAGAAATTGATGACTGTCTTACGATCATAACTTGACGTTGTGCTCGTTCTTCTTTAGTTTCATAATTACTACCAGTGACTCGTGTAGTTGGTTTAGCATTACTTGAAGTACTTGTAGCTTGTGCTATTGCATCAGCTCCAATACTAATCCACTGCCAATAACCATTGTCATCCTTCTGAGTATTGACATCTACTGTATCACCTTTTTGCCATTCTTTAGCCTGTTTAAACACATCAGGATTACTGAATGACATTAGCTTTTTAGATTGCACTTGACCACTATCATTCTTGTATGTTACTTCCATTGACTGATATGATCTACCATTCTTAGTTGAATGAGTATTAGGTTGTCCTACATCAATTACTGTGATTTGCATTTATAATCTCCATATCACCCCATGTTTGTCCAACTTGACATTCGACTCGCATAGGTAAATTAAATTCTACTCCGAATAACCTACTAAAATTATCAGGAATATCCTCGAAACATTTATCAACTATGTTGACCAATGTAACATTATCCCATACTTTTGGATCAAAGTCAAGGATAATTGAATCGTGAACAGTATTCACCATCTTCACTCCATCACGACCTTTAAGACGATTCCTCAATGACACTCGAGCTATCGCCATTAAATCTGCACCTAGTCCTTGAACTGGATAATTTAATATCTTTGTTCGAGGATACTTCATCTTACCATACTTAATCTCAGGCTCATAAAAGTAAGTTCGTCCTGTTGGCATGATAAGCTTATGATCTCTTGTAGCTTTAAATACAATCTCTTCGTGCCACTGATAGAGTTGTTTGTATTTACCATAGAATTCTTTAATGATCTTTTCCCAGTAGTCTTCATTACCTACATCTTTGAAGTTAGGATCATTAGCATAAGACCAGGCACTACCTCCATAGATCAATCTAAATACGAATGTCTTAGCAATCAATCTACTAGGTAATCCAAATCTCTTCTGATTATCAGAGTGCATATCTGTGCCTTGCCATATCTCATCAATCGCTATTTGATCTTGAGACAGATAACTGGCACCTACCCACTCTAGTTGTTTTGCATCTGCTTGTAATAACATTAGTAATGCCTCTTAATATAATCTATTAATTTCTTTTTAGATGGAACAGACAAATTCTTCATGAGAAACTCAACACCTTCAATCATAATTAAATCTTCAATGTCTTTAGATATATACTGCATCCAAGCTCTATCAAGTCCCATCTTTTCAATGTGTTCATATAACTCGTTTAAACGATCACTACGAGGATTATCATTACGAAAGTAATCATCTATACCTGTAATAGCTACGCTTATTTTCTTGCTATGACTCATTAATAGTGTTTAGCTAGCCACTTAACAATCTGTTCAGTAGAGTAATCATTAAGATGTTCCATAACGATCTCAACACCTATTTCTTGAATGATTGTGTTTATGTCATTAACTGTATGCACTACATAAGCTTCTTCCTGATCTGATTGAAGTTGCATACCCTCATCATAATCAGGTGTGTAATTGTCACTGTTCATACTGCCTCCTTATATCTTGATAATAATAGACCTTTGATTTCACTATCAAAGTTTTGTAAATTAGGTTTACTACTTGATAGTCTACCTGTCCTTGCTACGCACTGGTTAAGTTGACCATAAATATGACCTCGTTCCCAGTTTTGTTCTGTAATCAAATTAACTAAACCTTTATAGTATGCTGTCATTCTCTTCTCTAAAACGGCTCTTGTCAATATGATCTTAATAACTTCTGAAGCTTTCTTCGATCCTGCTAAACTCCTAAGTGTTTGCTCATCAGTAGAATATAAACCTTCTTTTTCTAATTCTGAGCCTTTTAATGGTTTAACAAGCCTAGGTAATTCTAGTTCTTTGTCTCTCCATCTCATTCTTACTTCACCTTTTTTCTGTCCTGATTTAAATATACCATCAGGTTCTTGCTCCCTATACTTAATAGTGCCACCATAAAGAAGAGCACTGACGTGATCGACACTACTAGCATTAAAAGAGGGGAAGTTATGGTAACTATACAATCTCTGATCAAGCTTAGCAATCTGTTCCTCCAATTCATTACCTAAAATCTCTGACTTATCCTGATCGTATAAGACTCCATTAAACTCCATTTCCTCAAGAACAAGTAAGTCCTGATTGTGTAAGCTGATTAGTCTTTTAAGATGTGAGTTAGCCTCAAGATCTTCTAACTGTTTTAAATATACTTGCTCTGTAAGATCTAAATCTTTCTGCAAATACTCCTCTAGAATATCACGAGGAATCTCATTAGTATCAATGCCATTCTTCCAATACTCTTCTTTAACTATGTCTAGTTTAGTCTCTAGTCCATAGTGTTCACAAACTTGATTCAAGCTAGGATATGGTTTTGATTGACCTGTTAGCATGAAATGCACCAACTGACAATCCCATATTCTCTTCTCTTGAAAGTCTATGCCATATTTACGAATCCAATGTAAATCAAATTTAATATTGAATCCTACAAGCATATCATGATTGTTGATGACCGACTGAACATGATCAAGATCATCACGATATGGATGTTCTGTATACTCGATGTCATAGATACCATTGTCTTTGAGACCTATGAGACAGAGCTTGTTTAAACGACTGAAGGGATTACCTTTATTCTGAATCGTTGTCTCTACGTCTAGCGTTAGATGTTTCATTCTTACAAACCCCTTTTAGATTAAATTCACCAAACCCTGACTCGACTCCACACCACCATTTCTTGTCAAAGTATATTGTACCCTTACTACCACACACATTACATTTTACATTAGATATCTTCATAACGAGCAACCTCAGGTCTGATAAGAACCTGTGTAGAACCATGTCTTAACTCAGGTAGAGTGTCGACATCCCCTATCAGTTTGTTCTTACAAATGTTTAAGAAACGAAGTCTTGATGTATTGTCTTGTTCTTTACCAATACCAAGAATCCAATCTGCCTCGCCTTGCTTACCTGTTTTAGAACCATCTACCATGTCCATTGTAAGCCATAACTTACCCTCAGCCTCACCACTAGCCTGAGATACTGCAATCACTGGGGCATATCTCTTTGCTATTTCCCTTGCCCATTGATAAATCGCCTTAAGCTCCAAGTCGTTACGATCAGCTTTAAAGCCTTTGATCTTATCGATCTGATCGAAAATAATCAAGGCAGGGGTAGATTCCTTGAGTATTGCATCGATCCTTGAAGCTCGAGACGAATCATCAAAATCGTAAATCTTAATTCGTCCTCCACCTAGAGAAATAAACTTCTCTTGATTGTGTTCTTTGTCATTGAAGAGTGGATCTAATTCTAATCCAAGCATAGCTTGAAAGCATCGTATAGCTACTTTCTTACCTTGTTCTTCGTTGTTGAACCAAATAATTTCACCCTCTGTTTGTTGAACCATCTTTGTTACTTCACTAGCTAAGAATGTTGTCTTACCTGTTTCTGGTCTTGCGAAGATAAAACCAAAATCACCTTTTCTGAGTGAACCTAGTGCTTGGTTTAGCCATTTCAATCTCCATCGTAATCCAGGAGTTTCTATCTGAGAGTCATAGAGTTCGTTTAGATCCATGATAACTTCCTGTGCCTCATCTGCCTCAATCTGTGAGTGGTCGAACTCGTCATAGATCTTGTGGAGTTCCTCGATATCTGCCTTGCCATCCTCTACATCGAGAGCAATACGAGCAATCTCACCTGAGAGACATCTCTTACGATGTTCTTCGAGTAAGTCTATAACTGCTTCAGGGTTTGTGATTTCAATAGCGAAGATGTCTTCGATCAGAGAAGTGATCTCTTTTCGTTCCATCTCGTTTAGGAGGTAGTTAGAATTGTATGCTAATTCTAATTCAGATTTATTAATATTATTATTATTAATATATTTATTATAATAATTATTTATAATAATAAATAATTTATATATATTAATATAATTAATTTTAATATAATTAATATTAACATATTTATAAAACTTTGTAAAGAGATTTCTATCTTCACAAAATAACTTAATTATCTGCTTTTCAACCATTCTACAATTTCCCCTTTTGTATATTCTTTTGGATCTTTATCGGTAACGATCACTCTACTGTCTAATCCTCTGCTTGTCAACTTCCTCTTGATTCTCAGAGCATTCAGTGCTTTGTCTCGATCAAGCCAAACTGCAACCTGTTTAAACGACTCTACGATTTGATTCTCAAATTCGTAAGAGAGTGAAGACCCCAACAATGGAGCTGAACAAAAACCACTTCGAGTCCTTGCAACTCTCATCGCTGAGATAATGTCTTCAACAAGCACGAGAGTATCACCCTCACCATAGATTGTCAATGGCTTTATACCACTCGACATATATTTAATTTTACTTGTTGGATCGAACACTCGACCTTGCCAATATTTAGCCGTGTCAAGTAGCACTAATAATTGTTTTTTAGCATCCCATTTGATGTCATATTCCTTAACTTCATCTTGGGAGATGCCGTAAGATAGCAACCATTTCATAGCATTTCGTGGTATTTCAGCGAAGTTACCTATCATATCTACCCCTTTATCGTCCTTATTTTTATTGTAAATTCTACTACGAATACTGCCAATATCGTTCTTTAATTTGTAATATTTACAACCAAAGCAATATTGATGGTCATCGTAATCACCTAAATTATCTCTTGAGCCACACTGTGGACAAGGTATATGTCCTAAAAATTGACTCATACTTTTCACTACCCCTCAATCATGTTTAAACAATATCTAATAATTTAATATTGTGTTATAATATTACTATATACTGAAAAAAGTATATAAATTTCTAAAGAAAGGAACATCACTATGTGGACAAAGCCATCAGCAACTGAAATGAGATTCGGTTTCGAAGTTACAATGTACGTTTGCAACAAGTAACTACAATTCATCGAAGGGATCATCTTCTACATCAGGATTGATGATCTCTTCATCTCTCAAATCTTCCCTCTCATACATCGGTGTATCGCTACTAATAGTGCTATAACACCAGTTACATAAGTCAATGAACTCACCAGTTTCTGTTGATTTCCTTGTAGCCTCGAAATCACTCAACGCTTTATTACACGCTTTACATCTCATATTGTTCCTTAGAATAGTGCCTCACCAACTTGTTTAAACAGTTCCTCTCTGATCTGTTCATCTGTCTTGAAGTTCAATCTAATTATCTTGCAATCGTGTTTAAGACGTAAGAACCACTCAGCTTGGGAGAGAGAGTAAAACTTTCTGAGTGGCTCTCCTTCGTCATCAACTACAAGGTATTTAAATTCCATACCCAAGACTACCACAAAAACTATTGCTTGTCAAATACAAACTACAATTCCTGTGGAATCTGTCGAGCATTGTATGATCGAACCATCAGGCATAATGATTGTAGTCGTGTCTGCCATCGAATCATACATCATAAACAGTGTTACTATAATTATTCCAACAAACGCTATATTAACTAATCGCATTCGTAATCTCCTTCATCAAAATCACCTTTATTAAATCTATCCTTAGCCGAATCAGATGCCAAAATACAAGCCTGTTCACCTATGAATCCTTGTTCATGCCAAAATTCTAACTCTTCCTCATATAGTTTTTCAAGTATTAAATCATTTTCTATACAACTCATTAGTCTGTCCCTCCTACTTTAAATGGTTCAATTTCATGAACTAAATCAGTTTGAAAACCTGTTTGATCGATTACATATGTTCCGTTGTAATCAGCAACTAACTCTTCAATAGCTAACTCTTGGGCTTCCTCTTCATCAAATGCCTCAACCTCTACCTCATAAGTAACTACCTCACTCATTCGAACTACATACTTCTTTGGTTTATCAGTGAGATGTTCATCACCATGCCATAAATCATTACTTGATTTCATATTTATTCTCCTCTTTTATATAAAATATCTTCAATAGATTCTCTAAAATAAATATCACTCATGCCATAACTAGAATGTTTTATTTGATAATCTAATTCTTTTAATAAATTTAATAATTTATCTGTTGACCAATATTTGTATTTCATTTTAAATTCCTCCTTAAATCATCAGTGTAACTATCGTGATATACAATGTCAACAGGTCTCTTATATCGTTTAAACGCTTCCTCTACTGCACTCTCGTAACTAATCGATTTAATATAACCTATTGATTCGTTTGAAGTTAAATCAAATACTTCGTAAATGTAATCAATCTTTTGCATTGTCTACTCTCCGTATTCGATAATCTTCTAAAGAGTATTCATCTTTGATGAACCCTCTCTCATAAGCTTCTTGCTCTTCTTTAAGAAACAAATCTAAACTTTCCTTTGCCTCTTTCTTTGAGTGGAAAACCACTGGCTTATCTTCATCATCCATCCAACAGTTTTCCCAATCATTGAGCATTGAGCGTGTCTCTACTACATACCTCCTACTGCCCATATAAATCTCCTAACTTTCTATCTATGTCTCGAAAGATAGCATCTAATGTTTCGTCTGAGATCACTGAACTATCGAACTCATGGTATTCAATGAAGTCATCGTTTAAACGCAATCTAATCTTCAACTTAATATCTAAATCATAATCTTCTAATTCACTAGCTGTGTATCCACTACTCATGAGCAACCTCCTTTTCATCAAGTTCTATACTATCTATATCGACTGTTGCATCATAACACTCAGCCGAATCCCAATCAGTTTCGTTACGATTAAACATTTCTCTTACCTCTTTCTCGTTATCAGCTTCTACCTCAACGACATGATATAAAGTTTCTATCATATATAAATTAAATTTAGGCATGTTTAAACAACCTCCTCTATGTAATCTAAATTATATTCATCACAATAACCTGTCTCTATTCTGAAGTCATCACCTCGTAATGCCTCATTAATCTTGTCATCGTAATCCCCTTGTTTGATACCCTCAATAGCATCATCTTCATTGTCTGCGTTTACCTCGATTGTTACTTGCTTTGAAAAGTAAACGTTTACATCTGCTTTGAACTTAGCCATAACCTTTCTCCTTAAATTACAGGTAGCACCTGTGGTTCACCACTAATAGCTAAAGCACCACCTCCGTTACCCTCGTCATCACGTTGTGGCACAACCCAACTCCCATCATCAAAAAACAAAATGATTGATCGTTCATACCAACCCATCTTGTCAGCCTCATCCTGTGTCATATATCTTGCCTCTTTGATTGTCCTACCCACTAAAGCTTTTCTAGCTAAGTCATTCCAATAGGCTCGTGTATCATCTTCTGTTTTAAATAATCTCTCAGGCATAACTTTTCTCCTTGTAGTTTGGATTTCTATTTAATAGTTCCATGTAATCATTGTATGTATAATCTGAAACTGTTTCGTCCAAGTCATTCCACAAAATAATATCAGCATAACCAAGCAACCAATATGTTTTACCCTTGTATGTCATCTTGTGCCTTTCCTCACTGTCTTTATCAAACATATTCTTTGTTGCTTTCTTTGTTGACCAAAAAGCTAAGGTGCTACCATCAACTGATTCGACTGCTTCCTTGATCTGTTTAAACGACCTCGACTTACTTACCACCCATTCCATAGAGTCATTAACTGATATATAAATATCGTTATAACTCAATGCGTTAAGAACTAAACCTTTCCATGATAGTCCTGAATTATCAGGATTCTCATAGGTGTCAAAAACTTCTTGTAAACTTAATTTCATAATTTCTCCTTCGTTAGCGAGTATCTACTGCTTACC